TCGTAGTACCTAAAGTCGCGCTGCTAGTATATAATGCAATTTTAAAAACGTTTCCAGCTGGAGTTGCTCCAGATGTATCAAAACTATGCAAGCCTTTTAACATTTCTGCTTTAAAAGTATTTGTTACTGCCGATGTTATAGCCATAATATTTTTCTCCTAATTTACGGTGACGGTGATTTGACTGGTATCCTAACTGTTCCGTCAGTATAATCGTCTCGTCTTCGTCTACCAATTTGCACTCCTGCAAACTTCTGTACCTCTTGTTTATACTTTCCTTCGTATAATGTCAACATATCCATTGGGCCTTTTAAATATCCAAAAGCTTCTGCTAAGCAGGCATATAGGAGCCCTTGTGGGAAATATTGACTAATATAAGTTCCAGATGTTTTAGTCACTAAACTTGCAGGTACCATATCATAATATATTCTATGCATATAATTAGCATCTGGTGTAGGAGCTAAATAAAGACCTCCTGAAGTCGTATCTGAAACTGCTGTGGCTCCTCCAAACATGGCATAATACTTAGGAAAACCAGTGACATCTTGACCTGTGCTTCCCCCTTCTGTCCCAGTTAATCTATTAACGTATTCACTTAAATAAGTTTGATCTTTTTTCTGGAGCCATGTTCCTTCTCCTTCTGTATTGGCTGTAGAATTAAACACTTCTACTCCTCTAACAAATACTGTACCTGTTAACCCTTTGGTTCCTTTTCCGGGAACATTAATTGTATTATCATCAGCAGCTAAATTTCCTTCACTAACGAATCTATTATTATCACTAGGGACATCATAAAAAATTCTATATTCTGCATTTTCTATAAATCTGCCTAGAATAGCGCCCGTTAATACCGTTGAACTTACTTCAGTATAAAGTCTAATGTCAGCTTCTAATGCTGAGAGTGTGTATCCTGCCATTATGCTCTCCTTTGATTAACCGGTCCTACGACGCAATTAATGCCGCCTCCTGTTTCAGTTGTACTGGCAGCTGAAGGTAAAGTCAACGTAAAGCTATTATATTGAGTCACTGTCGATGGCACGCCAGCTTGTTTAACTGTCGTAGAAACTCTTGAAACAATTTTATGAGATCCATAAACTATCGATCCAGTTACATGAGAATCGGCTGTAGTATTGATAGGTGTATTTCCTCTATAAGGAGAAGCCGTTCCTCTTGTACATCCTGTTAAATCATTACTGGATTTACCAGTATATTGAATTGTTTCATTAGCCAGCGTACCAACTAATAAAGGATCACTGGTATCGGAAGTAGTTAAAACTTTTCTAATAACAATATATCCACTCGTCGGGAAACTGGAAGCATCGGTTAACGTGACAGTTGTTGCAGTAGAGTTAATGGCGCCATTTAAAGTAGTATTTAATTCTAATTGTTGAACTGAAACTCCTCCTACTGCCTCTTTAACATCTGTAAATCTTACCTGATCATTAACTGCCAATCCACCAAATGGAAATGAAAAAGTTAATGTAGTATTAGAAGCAGTTGAAAAAGGATCACTAGGTAAAAAATCTTCAGTTGCAAATTCAGTTCTAGCTGGTCTTGCATGTTGTAAAGCTTGAGGATCTGCACTTGTTGGTTTAGGACTTAACTGAGGCGATTTAGGTTCAAACTCTGTATAATGAACCCATGCACCATTCCATTCTCTAACCATTTCTTGATAAGGAAATGCTAGCCCTGATCTATCGGAGATCATTAAAGCCCATCTACCTTGTGAAAACGTAGTCATAATTAAGCGTTAGGAAAGTAAACCTTGGGTGCTATATATGTGCTTGTAATATCAGCATCCTCTTTTACAGCTCTAGCCAACTCATCCTCATATAATAATTTTAATTCTTGTGTTCTTTGAGGAGCGTTTTTTTGTGATAAATAATAAGATAGTCCCGCACACATACATGGAACAAATCTAAATGGTACATCTGTTGCATTTGTGTAAGCTCCTACATCTTGAATTCTTTTTACATAATAATAATTTATTTTATTCCCGTCTTGTGCAGCACCAGGAGTTAAATATAAAGTGATTGTAGTTTTATCAATAAATCTTTCTACAAAATATTGAGTAGGAATTCCTTTCGCAGTTTTATTAGAAAAACCTTGATATTGAGATCTACTAATTGCAGTCATAGGAGTATCAACATTTGTAGAAGTAATTCTATAGTTAGCTTCTAAAACATTATCAACTCCGTACACAGCCGTAGCATCTGAAGTACCATCCCCTGTTGAACGATACATTGTATAAACCGCTTGACTGTCAACTAAAGTAATATTGTTATTAGCAATTTCCCAATAATGAAGACCTCTATTTCCCCATTCAGAAAATAAAATATTTAAAGATCGTTTAGCAGTTTTTAATTGATAACCACTAACATTTTGAATTCCAATTCTTTCGTAAGCCTCTTCTACGATTTCTTCGATCGGAAGAGTTTTATCGAATGTGTATGATTGAGAAGTAGTGTTAGCCATCTAACCCTACCCATAGTAAACGGTTACGTGTGTTGTTACTGCGTTCGTTACTTTTAAACTGTCTGAAACTTTAATTCCTGTTCCTGGTAACATGATATTTCCATAAACAGGAGATTTATGATCAGTAGTATTAGAAGCTGGAACATCAATAACCCAAACAGCTGTTGTATCATCATTCACTGTTATTGTGCCAGCTCCTACATTCGTAGGCTGTGCCCAAGATACTCCTAAAACTCTTGCAGGACCATCAAATACAGTCGTCGTGGCAGTTGACGTAATGTTTTTTGTTTTTATATCCACTGGATATGTGCTCATATTTTCTCCTTAGTCGTGAGCTCCCGAAGGAGCTCACATTATTTTATTAGCTTAAGTTTCTATTTTGAATGTATTCAACAGTCAAAACACCAACACCGTTACCGCCGGCAACAGAGTCAACATAGACAGTCACGTCAGATGTACCAACGTCTTTCCAATTTGCTTCTGTTCCAGTGTAAGTTGCAGTTACTCTATGGTTTCCCAAAGCAGTAACTGGTAAGCCATCGCAATACAGATCAGGATCTGCAGATGTACCAACATCAAGTGTGTTAGTTCCACCATCCCAAGCAGTCTGTACCAAAACATACATATTCATGATTTGGCTGTTTGCTGGAATAATAATAGACGTAGCTGTAGCAGCAGCAATTTCAGTAATTGCTTCTGACTGAGACATTACTACGTAGCCAACATTAGCTGATGCTCCTTCTCTTACTGTTCCGGCTTTTACTGGTCCGGAAAATGTAGTTGTACCCATAATTATAATCCTCCTAGTTTGTGAATCTAGTCTCTAGGTCGTCGACTATACTCGTCTAGATTCTATTTAATAATTGTATAGTAATAAATTTATAACTCACTTTTAAATAGAGCGCAAGAGATTACGTGATTTGGAATGCTTTCCGGAATGTAGCGTTTTATTTAAGTGGCTACTGACACTTCAGGCCTTGAATCGATGATCTTATTTCTAAGATCAGCTTCACGAGCTTCTTCTAACTTGATTTGAGTAATGATGCTTTTAATCTTTTCATCAATCTCAACCATGTTAAGAGTATATTTACCTGATTCGTTATACTCCTGCTCCCAACTTAACTCCAAGGACTTCTTTTGTTTGTATAGGTCTTGGGTCATATATAACTTCCTCATAAGTTATCCATTTACCTTTTTTACTGGTAAATCCATCAGATTCGAACTTTACCTCATTTTTTCCTAGCTTGTCAAGGATAGAGTTCTCAATATCTTGAGGGGTGTCTTTACACTTAACTGTAAAGTCAGCGCAATAGCCACAATATCTTATTTGAATTCTGAAGTTCTTCATCGGTAATTTATTACTTTAGAGTCGAAATGAGGCAGTTTTGAGGCCGCCTCATTTCTAATTTGTTGCTTAAGTATTATGCACCTTCAACACCGAAGATACCTCTAGGGTCTGATACGCCAAAAACGTATCTTTCTCTAGCTTTGTATCTAACGTTGCCTGTATCGAAATCTCCTTCCATCTTAGTTGTAAGAGGGGATCTATCGAAATGCTTCATACCATTAGGCACATCTGTGATTATGTACCAAGAGTCAGAATCAGTTAGGTAGTTGTTCACTCTGTATCCTTGAGGAATCATACCCATTGATTTAACTGCGTTGATATCATTATCAGCCGTTGCAGTTCTGCCTTCAGATTTCATCAATCTTTCAGCTGTGAACTGGTTAGCAGATGGAACAATCATCTTCACACCTTTTGCAGCAATTTTTAAACCTCTTTCATCAGTTAGTGCAGCAATGTCAATCAATGCTTGCTCTAATGACGTTTCGTTTAAATCCGCTTGCGTAGTTAACGTGTTCTTGAAAGAACCCGCTATCGTTGGGTGTGCAGTGTTAAACAATGAAACAGCGTCTCCAGAATCAAAATTATCTGTAGTAGGTAATCCTTGATTCAAAGGGACAGCAGCTTTCACTTGTTTAGTGTTTGCCATCGATCTTGCTAATGCTTTTGTGTATCTAGAAGCAAGTCTGTCGTACAGGTTATCTTCAATAGCTTCCTCAG